CCAGGTGCGGGAGGGTGGCCCTTTTCATGCCTCTAAAGGTGGTGAAATTATGGCGTCTATTCGTTCTCAGATGGTCCTGAATGACGGGATCAGCGGTGTGCTGCGGAAGATCAACACCGCCCTGAATACTACTCTCAATGCTTTTGAGCAGGTCCAGCGGGCCTCCGGGAACGCCGTGGACACGGCCCAGATCCAGGCGGCCAGAGCGGCGCTGGTGGAGGCAAACCGGGAAGTAGACAACATGGCCGAAGGCTACCGCCGGGCGGCACAGCAGGAAGAGGTGCTGAACCGGGGGCTGCGAAACGGTGCAAGCGCTGCGGACGGTATGCTGGGCCGGGTCAAAAGCCTTGTGGCGACCCTGGCCGCCGGAGCCGGGATAAAGGCCATCCTGGGAATGTCGGATAAAATGACCAGCACCTCGGCCCGCCTCAGCTTCCTCGTGGACGATGGCGGGTCGGTGGACGCGCTGGAACAGAAAATCATGGCCTCCGCCCAGCGGTCCAGGGCGGCCTACCTGGACACGGCCTCGGCAATCGCCAGCATGGGTGCAAACGCCGGATCGGCCTTCTCCGATAACGACGAGCTTATCGCCTTCATGGAACAGGTCAACAAGCAGTTCGTCATCGGCGGAGCCACGGCGGAGGGCCAGTCTGCCGCTATGCTGCAGCTCACCCAGGCGATGGCCGCCGGAGCTCTCCGTGGTGAGGAGCTGAACTCCATCCTGGAGAATGCCCCCGGAATTGCCCGCGCCATCGAGAGCTACATGGGCGTGGCAGAGGGTTCCATCAAGCAGTATGCGGAACAGGGGCTTATCACATCCGAGGTCGTGAAAAACGCGCTGTTCTCCGTCGCCGACGAGACCAACGCAAAGTTTGAGTCCATGCCTATGACCTGGGCCCAGGTCTGGACCACGATGCAGAATAAAGCCCTGTCCATCTTTGACCCCATCCTTGCAAGAATAAACCAGGTGGCAAACAGTGAGCGCTTCTCCACCGTCACGGACGGCATCATTTCTGGGCTTGCCGGTATCGCAGCCGTGGCCGGGGTGGTGCTGGACCTCCTGATAAGCGGAGGGGCGCTGGTGGTGGATAACTGGTCCTGGATCAGTCCCATTGTGTGGGGGCTGGTGGCCGCTTTCCTTGCCTATAACACCGTGGCCCTTATCACAAACGGCATCAACGGGGCTATGGCGCTGGCGGAGGGCGTAAAGGCCGCCGCCCTGGCTATGAGCACCGGGGCCACCTTTGCCGCCACAGCGGCCCAGTACGGGCTCAATGCAGCCCTGCTGGCGTGCCCTATTACCTGGATAGTGGTCCTCGTCATCGCCCTTGTGGCGGCCTTCTACGCGGCCGTGGCGGCCATCAATCACTTTGCCGGGACCTCCCTCTCCGCGACCGGGCTCATTATGGGCGCGTTTGCCGTGGCGGGGGCCTTCCTCATCAACCTGGTCCTGGGAGTGGTGAACTTCGTGATTGGCCTGGGGGTGGAGCTCTACAACCTGATCGCCACCTTTGCCAACTTCTTCGCCAACGTGTTCAATGACCCGGTGGGGGCCATCATCAACCTGTTTGCCGGGATGTTCGACTTTATCCTGGGCATCGTCGAAAGCGCCGCCTCGCTCATTGACACCGTGCTGGGGACCGATATGTCCTCGGCGGTGGCCGGTTTCCGAAACACCGTCGCCACGAAGGTGGAGGAGATCGTGGGGGACCAGGTGGAGGTCATGGAGAAGCTCGACGCCTCCGACTATCAGATCCAGCGCATCGAATACGGCGACGCCTGGGCCGCTGGTAATGACCTGGGAAAAGGCATCGAGGATGCCGTGGGCGGGCTGTTCGACTTTGACCTGGGAACCGGCGAGGATTACGGAGCAGGCTTCACGATGGACGACATCGCCAACAACGCAGCCCTCACCGCCGAGAACACCGGGGCCACAGCTGACGCGCTGACGGCCAGTAACGAAGAGCTGGCCTATCTGCGAGACATCGCCGAGCGTGAGGCAATTAACCGCTTCACCACCGCCGAGGTCCGCATCGATATGACCGGCATGACGAACCGCATCGAAGGCAACGCAGACCTGGACGGCGTGATTTCCGAGCTGACCAACGGCTTTACCGAAGCGCTGGTTACGGCGGCAGAGGGGGTGCACACATGAGTTATTCCTGCTACCTCGGCGGGGTGGAGTGGCCCACCCCGGAGAAGCTGCAGCTGAAAATCAAGGGCAAAAATAAAACCCTGGTCCTGCTCAATGAGGGAGAGGTCAACTTCCTGCGGGCCCCCGGCCTTACAGAGCTCGTGGTGCCTTTTGACCTCCCCATGCTCACCGGGGCCTATTCCCCGGACCGCTACCTGGGGATTTTGGAGAGCTTGAAAGCGAACCGGGAAACCACGCAATTCATCCTGGTACGGGCCTCCCCTTCCGGCCGGAGCCTCTTTGACACCAACATGAAGGTGAGCGTGGAGGATTACACCATCACCGAGGAAGGGAAGAACGGTCTGGATGTTTCCATCGACGTCAACCTCAAGCAGTGGCGGGACTACGGGACAAAGACCGTGACCGTGGAAACCCCGCAGGACCAGGCGGAGAGCACGACGGTGACCGTGGAAAAGGAGCGGGACGAGAGCACCGCTCCAACGGCCAAGACCTACACGGTAAAGGCCGGCGACTCCCTCTGGGCCATCGCGGCCAAATACTATGGCAGCGGGGCCGAGTACAGCAAAATCTACAACGCAAACACGGACAAGGTGAGTAACCCTAACCTAATCTATCCGGGGCAGGTGCTTACCATCCCATGACCTACGAGCTGCTGATCCAGCACAACGGGGTCATTATGCTACCCCCCGTGGTGGAAAGCGTGAGCATCGAATGGGAGCGCCAAGGCCAGCCCGGCAAGCTCACCGCCGAAGTGGTAAAGACACCGGGCCTCAGCTTCCAGGAAGGGGACCCCTGCCGTTTTTCCGTGGACGGCACCCCCTTTTTCTATGGCTTTGTGTTCGAGAAGAGCCGGAAGGGGAGCACGGACGAGATCATCCAAATCACCGTGTACGACCAGCTCTACTACCTGAAGAACAAGGACACCTATGTCTATTCCGGCAAGACGGCGACGGCGGTTCTCCGTATGATCGCCGAGGACTTCCAGCTCAATGTGGGCAGCCTGGAGGACACCGGCTATGTCATTGGGAGCCGGGTGGAAGATAACCACACCCTTTTTGACATCATCCAGAATGCCCTGGACGAGACCCTTAAAGCGACATCCCAGATGTATGTCCTCTATGATGACGTGGGCAAGCTGACGCTGAAAAATATTGGCAGCATGAAGCTGGGGCTGCTTATTGACGAGGAAACGGCCGGGGATTTCGACTACAAGAGCTCCATCGCTTCCCAGACCTACAACAAGGTGAAGCTCTGCTATGAGAACCAGGACACCGGGCAGCGGGAGATCTTCGTTGCCCAGGACAGCGCCAACATCAATCAGTGGGGCGTGCTACAGTACTATGAAAAGCTGGACAGCACGACCAATGCGAAAGCGATGGCCGACGCGCTGCTGGGGCTCTACAACACCAAAACCCGAACACTCAAGCTGAAGGACGTGCTGGGGGACTGCCGTGTTCGAGCGGGGACCCTCCTGGTCGTCATGCTGGGCCTTGGGGACATCAATCTCTCCAACTACCTCATGGTGGAACAGGTCAAGCACAGCTTCAGCAACGAGCAGCACCTTATGGACCTGAATATGAGAGGTGGTACGTTTGTCACTTGACCTGAATGCTCTGGTGCGGGCAGTCAAGAAAGCGGCGGTTGAAGCCGTCCGGGCGGAAAATCCGATGGGCGTATGCCACGGGACCGTGACGGGCCTCTCTCCGCTGGAGATCACCACGGACCAGAAGCTGATACTTGGGGAGAAGCAGCTTATCCTCACCAACGCCGTCCGGGACTACACGGTGGAGATGACCGTGGACCACGTAACCGAAGTCATCAGCCACGGGCATTCGGTAACGGACACCTACACCGGCGGCGGCACCGCTCAGCCGGTGGACCATTCGCACCCCTACAAAGGACGGAAATCCTTCCGCGTGCACCTGGGGCTCAAAATGGGGGAGAAGGTTATCCTGGTACGCTGTGACGGCGGCCAGCAGTTCGTGGTCCTGGACAGATGGGAGGCACCGTGATGGCAACTTTACCAACTACGGGGGATGACCTTGACCTGGTCTCCTTCACCGTGGAAACGCAGCCCAGCGACACCTATAAGCTGGACATCGAGCACAACCGGGTGCGGGGCATGACAGACGAGCAGGATGCCGTGCGCCAGGCAATCTATCTCATCCTGAATGTCGAGCGCTACGCCTACCCCATCTATCCCCGGAGCTACGGCTCCGAGCTGACCGACTTGATCGGCAAGCCAAAGGACTACGCCATGAGCGAAATCAAGCGCCGGATCTCCGAGGCGCTGCTCCAGGATGACCGCATCACCGCTGTGGACAGCTGGGAGTTTGAAACCGGCCGGAATTGGGTGCTGGCCCGGTTTGTGGCCCAAACCATCTTCGGTGAAGTCGAGGCCGAAAAGGAGGTGGCAATCTGATGTTTGAAAACATGACCTATGAAGCGCTGCTTGCAAGGGCTCTTTCCAGGGTGACCTCCGTGGGGGACAAGCGGACGGGCTCTATGGTGATGAATGGTGTGGCCCCCTCTATGGCGGAGCTGGCCCAGCTCTATATCGCGGACGACTTCGTTTTTCAGGCGACCTACATCGCAACGGCTCCCCGTGAGTACCTGATCCGCCGGGCGGCGGACCGCAACATGACCCCGTATCCCGCCAGCGCTGCCGTGTTCCGGGCGGAGTTCAATATCGAGGTGCCAGAGGGGACCCGCTTCTCCTGTGAGGACCTGAACTTCGTGGTGACTGCCCGCATGGACACGGAGTACGACACGGAGACCGGCCTCAGCCACCAGGTCACCTGTGAGACCGCCGGGGCGGCCGCCAACGATTACAGCGGCACCCTGATCCCGGTGGAGTATGTGCAGGGGCTCACCCATGCGGAGCTCGTGGAGCTGCTGATCCCCGGCGACGACGAAGAAGAAACCGAGGCATTCCGGCAGCGGGTCCTGGACAGCTTTCAGTCGCAAGCCTTCGGCGGGAACCAGGCGGACTACCGGGAAAAGGTGCTGGCGATGGACGGCGTGGGGGCCGTAAAAGTCCACGCCGTGTGGAATGCGGACGTATCCCCCTCGGCGCTCGTCCCTGGGGAGGCTGTGGACACCTGGTACACCGGCATCATCAGTTCCCTGGAAGAGCCGGTGGCCGCCTGGCTGACGGCGGTTTATACGGCGGCCAAGAACAAGAAGCTCACCGTGGGCGGAACCGTCAAGCTGGTAATCCTGGCCTCGGACTACGGGGCCCCCTCTCCCACCCTGATTGACGAAATCCAGACCGCCATCGACCCGGTGCAGAACGCCGGGGAGGGCCTGGGGCTTGCCCCCATCGGGCACGTCGTCACGGTGGCCGGGGTCACGGCGGAGGCCGTGAATATCGAGCTGCACTTGACCTATGCCTCCGGGTGGGATTGGGATTCGACGAAGAGCTATGTGGAAGCGGTCATAGACGATTACTTTGAAGAGCTGGCCCGCAACTGGGCGAGCTCTGATTTTTTGACCGTCCGCATCTCCCAGATCGAGAGCCGTATCCTCTCCGAGTGCTCCAGCATGATAACCGACATCGGGGGCACGAAGATCGACGGGAAAGAGAGCAACCTTGCCCTGGACCCGGACAGCATTCCCACCAGGGGGGTGGTATCCGATGGATAGGAGGCTCTTGGACTACTTGCCCCCGGTGCTGCGGGAGGTCCTGGAGTTCCAGACCATCAACGCAGCCAATGAGCCGGAAATCGCGGTGGCCTGGGATGCAGCAGCGCTACTGCTGGCAAATCAGTTTCTGGAGACCGCTGACGAGAATGGGGTGGCCGTTTGGGAGCGGGAGCTCAAAATCTACCCCAAAGATACCGACACCCTGGAGGTCCGCAAGGCCCGCATAAAGGCTATGTGGAACCTGGAGCTCCCTTATACCGTGTCCTGGCTCCGAAACTGGCTGACGGGCCTCTGTGGGCCGACAGGGTACGAGCTCACGGTGTCGGACTACACCGTGGACATCCAGCTCGACTACAACGCGCTCCCCAACGCGAACAGCCTGGCGGGTGAAATCCTGGATATGCTGCTGGCGGTCAGGCCCTGCAATATGCTGGTGCTTATGACCGCCTTTCTGCAGTCTTACGGGACCATCTCCCACGGGGCATTTACGGAACAGTCCAGCTATATGGAAATCTGGCCCCACATCGTCAACGAGCTGGAGAGCACCGGCGGCGTGGTGATCGCGGGCCCGCTGGAATACAGCACAGTCCTTGAAATCCATCCGGCAGAATAGGAGGAAAGAGAAATGCCCGAAAAAACCTATGGCACCGTAATCACCAGCAGCGGGGCGGCCCTGATCGCGGCGTGTATCCTGAACGGCACGAAGCTCCCTATCACGGACGCCGCTGTGGGTGACGGCGGCGGGGCCTACTACCAGCCCACCGTGGACCAGACGGAGCTGAAGAACAAAAAGTGGGAGGGCGAGATCGCCAGCGCCACCATCAGCACCACCACCGCCAACATGATCGACGTGAAAATCATCGTCCCGGCAGACGTGGGCGGCTTCATCGTCCGGGAGGCCGCTATCTACTCCGAGGACGGAACGATGATTGCCGTATGCAACACCCCCGACACGGAGAAGGTGGCAATCGACGAGGGCGTGTCCGGCAAGCTGACCCTGCTCATGCACCTCATCGTGGCGGACACCTCCGTCCTGCAGTTCGTCATCAACCCCTCCCTGGACACGGTCAGCGAAGAGGACCTGGCGGCGGCCATCAATTCTCACAACGAGGACCCGGAGGCGCACCCGGACATCATCGAGCGGATCGACGCCATTACCCATACCATCAGCACGGTGCCCTCCCAGAGCGGTAGCCTGACCTATACCGGCTCCCCGCAGAGCCCCACGTGGAACGGTTACAACCCGGACACCCTGACCCTGGGCGGCGTCACCCAGGGGACCGATGCCGGGACCTACGAGGCCACGTTTACCCCCAAGGAGGGCTATACCTGGGACGGGGAGGACACCTCCCCCAAGACGGTCAGCTGGACCATTGGCCGAGCCACGGTGGCCGCCGTGCCCACGCAGAGCGGCAGCTTGACCTATGACGGGACGGCCAAGAGCCCCACCTGGAGCGATTACAGCAGCGCCGTGCTGACTCTGGGCGGTGTCACGAGCGGCACCAACGCCGGAGCCTACACCGCCACGTTCACCCCCACGGCGAACTATCAGTGGTTCGACGGCTCCACAAGCGCCAAGGACGCCACCTGGAATATCAGCCGGGCCACGGTGTCCACGCTGCCCTCCCAGAGCGGCAGCCTGACCTACACCGGCTCCGTCCAGTCTCCCACCTGGTCCAACTACAACTCCGCTGTGCTGACCCTGGGTGGTGACACCAGCGGCGTGAACGCCGGGAACTACTCGGCTACGTTCACCCCGACGGCAAACTATCAGTGGTCCGGCGGAGGCACCGGCCCGCAGAGCGTGACATGGACCATCGGGAAGGCCGCAGGAAGCCTCTCCCTCAACCCCCAGAGCCTTACCCTGAATAACGGCACCCCCTCCGGGACGATCACCGCCGTGCGGGCCGGGGACGGGGCTGTCAGCGCACAGTCCAGCGCCCCCGGTATTGCCTCGGTCAGCGTGTCCGGGAACACGGTCACGGTGACCGGCCTGGCCTACGGCACGGCCACCATCACAGTCAGCGTGGCCGCAGGGACGAACTACACCGCCCCCGCCAGCAAGCAGTGCAGCGTGACCGTGAACCTGTTCAACGATACGCTGGAAAGCAACAGCTGGGCTTCCATCAAGGCGGCCAGTGACGCTGACGACGGGGCCAATGTGTGGAGCGTGGGCGACACCAAGGCGGTCACCATCAACGGGACCGTGCAGGGCTTCACCATCTCCAACCTCACCGTCCAGGCATTCATCACCGGCTTCAATCACAACTCCAGCAGAGAAGGGAACCACAAGATCCACTTCCAGCTGGGGAAGATCAGCAACAAGCTGGTGGCCCTGTGCGACAACAACTACGGAAGTACCGGCTCCAGCGCCGGATTCCGCATGAACCAGTCGAATACCAACGTGGGTGGCTGGAAAGACAGCTATATGCGTAAGACCGTGTTGGGCAACAGCGGGACCCCCACCAGTCCCCCAGCCAACTCCCTTCTGGCTGCGCTGCCGAGTGATCTGCGGGCAGTGATGAAGCCCATCACCAAGTACACCGATAACGTGGGCAACGGCACTGGAAATGTGGAGTCCAACATCAGCGCCACCACAGACTACCTGGTCCTCTACGCGGAGTTTGAGGTGTTCGGGACCCGATATAATGCCAACAGCTACGAGCAGAACTATCAGGTCCAGTATCCCTATTACCAGGCGGGCAACAGCAAGATTGCGTATAAGCACAATGCTCTTGACACGGCGGTGTGGTGGTGGCTCCGGTCCCCTTATTACAGCAACTATCACTCTTTCCAAGCCGTCTACACCAGCGGCGGCTACAACGGCAATTCCGCCACCTACTC